CCTTGGTGCTTTAACGTCCGGTATGGCCGCCGCGGGTGGGATGGGCGCAATGGCGTCAACTGGTGTTGGTCTAATTCCCGCTGCGCTCTTGCTTGCTCATAACTTATCCATCAAACCACGCAACACGATTAACCCCGGAGCAGACGTACACCGCCAGATGAGTGAACTCAGGGGCAAAATGCACTCTCTTGGTGTTAATTTCGATGTGGATCCAAAGATCACCTATGAGTACATGAACGGCCCAGGCGGAAATGGCTTCAATACAGACAAGGATTACATGGATACCGCATTCGCCTACAAAGACGCTATCTCATCTCAGATCGAGGGCACCGACAATCCCGAAATTGCGATGATGACACAAGCACTCAGGCAAGACCCTGATAAAATCAGGATGCTAACTGATGGTGGTTGGGATGAAGATGGCGGATCTATCGAGGACGCCTACACGCCACAGATAACCGAGGCCATGAAACTTGCTGGTATATATAATCAGCCAAAATACTACGAAGACCCAGACGGAAACATGGTTTTGGATGATAATATTTATTACGATTCAGATGGTGGTGGTGCTGGATCTGAGGCTGACTTTTCTGAAGAAGATGCCGCCTTTGCGGCATCAGAAGATCTTTGATGACCGATCATGTTGTTATTGACAATCCAGATCTCCTGTCGAACGTGGAAATCAAACGTGTTCAGGATATTACAGAAAAACTTCAACATGAAGACAAGCTAGATCTTGCCAGAAATAAATTCCTTCCCTATGTCAGGCACCTCTGGCCAACAATGTATAATGAAGATGGAAGTATTCGATCTGGGTTCGTTCCAGGCGCACACCACGAAATCGTAGCAGAGAAATTCGATAGGATTATCTCAGGTGACCTGAAACGACTGATCATCAATATGCCACCGCGACATACCAAATCTGAATTTGCCTCGATTTATCTTCCATCGTTCTTTTTGGGGAAAAATCCGGGTGGCTACATCATGCAGGCCACTCACTCATCTGAGCTCTCCTTGAAATTTGGTGGTAAAGTTCGTGATTTGGTGAAAAAACCAGAATATCTGAACCTATTTCCGAACACATTCCTCTCTCCAGACCGAACGGCGCGTGGTGTCTGGGCAACTGCGCAGGGTGGCGAGTATTACGCCGCGGGAGTTGGCACAAGTATTGCCGGGCACGGCGCCGATCTGTTCATCGTTGACGATCCGCACTCCGAGCAACACGCTATGTCGCCTACGGTTATGGACTCTCATTACGAATGGTACCGAGGTGGCCCTCGTCAGAGGCTCCAGCCTGGTGGTGCTATCGTTTTGGTCATGACGAGGTGGTCAAAGAAGGATTTGACCGCTCGTGTGCTTGAAGCGATGGGCGAGGAGAACGCAGATGTTTGGGAAGTAGTCGAATTTCCGGCAATTTTGGAGTCCGGACGCTCGTTGTGGCCGGCATACTGGCCTCTCGATCAACTTCTGGCGACAAAAGCTTCCGTTGGTACCTCAAAATGGCTTGCAGAGTACATGCAGAACCCCACGGCCGAGGAAGGTGCCATCATAAAGCGCGAATATTGGCGAAAATGGGAAAAACCCGACCCACCAAAGGTGGAATACATCCTCCAGTCCTACGATACAGCCTTTGATGCCAAAGAAACGGCCGACTACAGCGCAATTACCACCTGGGGAATCTTTAAAAGGGAAATAAGAGAGAAAACCGACAAAGCCGAGCATATTATCCTACTGGATGCTCTGAAAGGCCGCTGGGACTTCCCTGAATTGAAGCGAATTGCGCTCAGGGAACACAATAAGTGGGATCCAGATATGACGATCATTGAAAACAAGGCTACGGGTGGGCCGCTCATTCAAGAGCTTCGCGCGATGGGAATTCCTGTCGTGAAATTCAATCCATCCACCGGAAGAGATAAAATCGCGCGAGCAAATGGCGTATCACCTACATTTGAATCAGGGTTGGTGTGGGCGCCGGATAAGAATTTTGCTACCGAGGTGATCGAGGAATGTGCTGACTTTCCGAATGGTGATCATGATGACTATGTTGACAGCGTGACACAGGCTATGCTCAGATTCAGGGAAGGCGGGTTTATTGTTAATCCGAGCGACTATGAAGATGAGGAAGAAAAGTTTATAAGGAAGCGTAGAAAGGCCTATTACGGCTAAGAGAGAAGCTGAGGAGAAAACTAATTTTACATATAGAAAGCTAGAACTGGGGTAGCTTTCAAAGGAGTTGACCGTGGCGATTGAGTCAGGTCTATCCCTCCCCGGAGGCTACACCGAAGAAGAGATCCTTCCTGAAGGCGATCTTGAATTTGAGATCGAGGGAGAGGAGCCTCTTGAAGAAGAAATAGACGAAGAAGCTCTCATGGCGGCCATGGCCTCCCAGGAGCATGACGCAAATCTCGCCGAACATATGGACGAGGATGCACTTACATCCTTAGCCGTAGACCTCTGTAAATCCATCAAGGATGACAAAACATCACGTAAGGATTGGGAGCAGATCCTCGAAAAGGGGCTTGAGCTTCTTGGTACCAAGTATCAGGAAAGTAGCGATCTTTTCGAGGGTGCGTCCGGTGTTGTTCATCCCCTCCTCGCCAAAGCGGTAGTTCAGTTCCAGGCTCAAGCCTATGGCGAGCTCTTTCCCGCGGGTGGGCCAGTAAAGTATCAGGTAGCCGGAGATGCATCAGTAGAAGTTATCCAGCAGGCCGAGCGCGTCAAGAAGCACATGAATTACGAAGTAACAGAAGACATGGAAGAGTACGAGGAAGAGTTCGATAATCTTCTTTTCAAGCTTCCCATCGATGGTTCCGCATTCAAGAAAACCTACTGGGACGAACTCCTTGGCCGGCCAGCATCTAAATTTGTTGCTGCCAAGGATATTATCGCTCCCTACACGGCAGGCGATCTGAACACCACGCCAAGGTTTGCGCATGCCGTTCCAGTAAAAACAAATAACATGAAGCAAATGATGCTCTCTGGGTTCTATCGTGATGTCGATCTGGGTGAACCTGGCGAGAAAACAGAATCCGAACTTGAGGTAAAGCAGGCCAAGATAGAGGGAGTCGAGGCGAATTCACAAGAACGAGATGAATATATCGTCTTCGAAGTTCATGTCACCATGGAACTCGATGGATTCGAAGAAGAGTCCATGGGTGTTGGCGTTCCTTATATCGTGTCAATCGAAGAGGAAACCGAAAAGGTTTTAGCGATTCGCCGAAACTGGAACGAGAATGACGAGAGAAAGCGAAGGAAGGATTATTTCGCGCATTACAAATTCCTGCCGGGTACCGGATTTTATGGCTTTGGTTTAACGCACATGATCGGGAACCTCTCGATCACCGCAACTGCGCTTCTCAGGATGCTAATTGATGCAGGTGTGTTTCATAATTTACCTGCTGGATTTAAAGCCAAGGGAATGCGCATTCGGGGCGACAATGAACCTCTCAAGCCAGGTGAGTTCAGGGATGTCGATGTCCCTGGCGGAAACCTGAGAGATCAGATCATTCCCCTTCCATTTAAAGAACCGTCAAACACTTTGGTGGCCCTCCTTGGGATGATTGTTGATTCTGGGAATGAATTTGCTGCCACCACGAACGAGAAGATCGCCGATTCGAATCAGCAGGCGCCCGTGGGCACCACAGTTGCACTGATCGAGCAGGGCATGAAGGTAATGTCTGGTGTTCACAAGAGACTTCATCGTGCCCAGAAAAATGACCTTCGAATTCTCGCTCGTATCATCCAAGAAAACCAAACCGAATATCCCTATGATGTTCCGGGTAAACGCAGAGATATATTGGTCGAGGATTTTGATGCCAGGGTAGACATCCTTCCTGTCAGCGATCCGAATATCTTCTCGATGACGCAGCGCATCTCAAGGGCGCAAACACAACTCCAGATTGTAACGTCAGCACCAGAACTCCATGGCAAGAAGGGCATGTATGAGGCCCTCAGGCGAATGTACGCTGCGCTTGGTGTTCAGGATATCGATTCCATCCTGCCTCCCATGGAAGAGCCGCAACCAAAGGATCCTGCTACGGAAGCTTCTGAGGCCCTTACCGGCGAACCGATGCAGGCATTTAAGGGGCAGAATCATGCCCTTCATATCGACACGCATATTGCCACGATGTCACTTCCGTCCATGGTCAACCCGGTAGTTCAGCTTGGATTTGAATCTCATATATTCGAACACATCTCCATGAGGGCTACCGAGGAAACTGAAGAAGAATTCAAGGATCAAACTGAACTTATCGGGGAGATGGATCCTGAACTGCAAGATCCGGCCGCAATCGAATTGAACCAGAAAAAACAGGATGCCATTTGCAATAGAGTGTCCAAGTATATTCAGGAATACGCCAAGGTAAGGGAGGAGGCTGGGGCCGGAAATGAGGAAGATCCGCTCGTTACTATTCGCAAACAGGAACTCGCGCTTCAATCCACAAAATTAGTGAATGACCAGAAAGATAAAGCGGCCAGACTTGATTTTGATCGTCAGCGCGGTCAGGCGGCCGACATCCTTGGATTCAGGCGTGATGATACCTCTCGTCATGCCTCTGACCAGAGAACTGAAGTTGCGAGAGAGCGTATAGCTTCAAGCGAAGATCAGACGGAGGATCGCCTTGATAGTTCGGAGAAGATCGCCGCAATGAGGCCGACTGGAGGTGGTGGTGAATAGAAGCTCGATGTCAAAACAGATAACCAAAAGCCCGAAAGGGAAAGGTGAAAAGCCAAAGCCAAAGAAGCCCGTGAATAAGGTCTACAACAAAGACCACAAACTTCGCGCAAGGAAACCGTGATGTCGATAGATGATTTCGGTACATACGTTCATATCGTTAATGAAAAAATGAGTGAACGCAAAGAGGATATCGCCACGCTGCTTATGACCGATCAACTTCAGTCCATGGAAGAATATCGTGGCCTTATGGGCGAATTGAAGTTTATCGCAGATCTCGAGGAGAGAATCCGAGAGGCTAACAAGGAGAGGGAAGAAGATGGCTAATACACCTGAACTATTAAGTACCGAGGAGATGGAAAAGCGATTCGGAACCGCATTTGTTCCGCCAGAACCGGAAGTAGACCTCGATCCGGCCGACACTGAAATGTGGGCGCACATCCCAGATCCGGTTGGATGGAGAATACTCATCCGTCCGTATGTTGGAGCGAAGGTATCAAAAGGTGGACTTCACTTGGCGGATTCGGGTACCGCAAAGGAGGCCTTGGCCACGGTTATCGGGAAGGTCATGAAGATGGGTTCTGTTTGTTACAAAAATCCTCGCAAATTCGACCCGGAACCCGATGGCACCATTAAGCCGTGGTGCGAAGAGGGTGATTGGGTAGTTATCGGCAAGTATGCCGGTGCAAGGTTCAGGCTTTATTTCGACACGGGAGAAAATCCTGAGGTTCGCATTATCAACGATGATGAGGTCATCGCAAAAGTTCTCGATCCTGATGATGTCAGGACGCTATAAGGAGAAACGCCATGCCAGGCGAAGATGAAGTTGTGGGACAGGTGGAACAAGGGGAAGAGGTAGAGGTTTTTTCCGCCAATTCGGAATCAGAACCAGAAAAGGATATTATTTTTGAGGTTGATGAGGAAAAGGATGAGGCCACCCAGGTAGACGAAGAGGCACCTGCCGCAGCGGATGATGACGTTACGGACGAATTGGTTGGTACTGGTGAGAGGGTTCGAAAAAGAATCAACCAACTAACCTACGAAAAGAAGGAAAGTGGGCGAGTCGCTGATGAGGCGTTGAATTACGCCAAAACCGTCCATCAGGAGAACGAAATCCTAAAGAAAAGGCTGGCGGGGCAAGAGGATCACACCCTGACAGAGGCCGAGGAGAGAAATAAAAGCCAGATGGCTGAGGCCAAGACGGCTTACAAAAATGCCTATGAAGACGAAGACGCAGATGGCATGGCTGATGCCAATGAACTTATTGGCCAATTATCAGCAGATAAAAATGCAATCATGAGGGCCAAAAGGAATGCCGCGGCGAAAAAAGAAGAAGATGTGCTAGAGGAAGATGCGCCAGCCGCCCCAGCGGCCGCCGCAGCGGCGCCTGCCGAAGAACTCGACCAAAAAGCTGTTGCATGGGCTGAAAAAACTGAATGGTTCGGTGCCCACGAGGGAATGACCGACTATGCAATGCAACAGCATTTCAATATGGTCAACAAAGAAGGATTTGACCCAAAGAGCGATGAATACTATATTGAAGTTGAAAAACGTGTTCAGGGCATGTTTCCACACATGTTCAAGAAACGCGCACCCGCATCATCCGCCGAACCTGGCGCACCTGAAGAAGTAGGCAGGCCAAAGCCAAGACAGACCGTGGCTCCTGCTGGTAATGCATCCGGGTCTGCAACTAAACGCACGAAAACTGTTGTCACTACTAGCGAGCAAACGGTCGCAGAGTCTCTTGGGATTCCCAACGAGGCATATGCGCGCGAGAAGGCTCGTCTAGCTAGGGAAAGGGCTGCTAATGCCTAATGATGGAGAAGTGACCTTCGGGTTGGACGAGAACCAAGACGATAATCCTACGGCGCAACTCGCTGCTGGAGCGACTGAAGTTCTCACCCCCGCACCAACGCAGGATCCAGAGGAATCGGAACGAGCCTCTAGGGTATCGGAGACAAGGGATTCAGAGAAACGAGTGGCTTCCTGGAAGCCACCTCAACTCCTAGATGCCCCAACCCCAGAGATGGGATATCACCACAGGTGGATCCGGTATGAAGTCAACGGCACCGTTGATCACAAAAACCTTGCCGCGAGATTCAGGGAAGGCTACGAACCCGTTCCACAAGATGCCTATCCCGACTTTGAGTGTACCGTTCTTGACGGTACGCACGGAAAACACGCCGGTACCTTTACGACTGGCGGTTTGATTCTTTGTCGGATTCCGGTGGAAATCGTGAAGCAACGAGAAGCGTACTTCAACGCGAGAAGCGATGATGCCGATCGCGCAGTGGATAATGACCTCTTGAAGGCCAATGACCCAAGGATGCCTTTTGACAATTCGCAACGCCATTCGCAAGTGACGTTTGGCGGCGGCCGTCAATAGGGAACACTTATAACCTAACCTAAGGAAAAGAATATCATGGCGAATAAAGATAGACCTTTTGGACTCAAACCCGTCAGGACGCTTGGTGGCGTTTACACTGGCGCGGTGAACCCGTATCAGATCGCTGACAACTACAACTCAGCGAATAGCGGTATTTTCACTGGAGATACCGTTCAACCCCTGGCCACCGGATATATCCGGCTTGGCGAGGCAGCTCCGACTGTTGACACGCTTGGCGTGTTCATGGGGTGCAATTACGTTGACCCCGGCTCCGGCACTCCGACATGGAAGGCCTATTATCCTGACTCCACGAACATCACTGTTGGCATTATCGAGGCTTTGATTTGCGATGATCCGATGGTTGTGTTTGAGGTTCAGTGTGATGGGATCCTGACAATCGCGGATGTGTTCAGCAACGCCACCATCACGATTACCGATGGTGACACGAACAGCGGAACCTCTCGTTTCGAGCTTGATCATTCCGAGGTGGCTACTACCTCGACTGATCCTCTCAAAATCATCGGGCTTTCCACGGACGATGAAAATAGGGATCAGACTGTTGTCAATGGCAACGCCTATGTCGTGATTAATAACCACACATTGAAAAGCGTTGGTGTTGACGGCATCTAAGTCAACTGAAAAGAAAGGAATTTGAAACATGGCTATTAATAGAGCGCAACTGGCTAAAGAGCTTGAGCCTGGTCTTAATGTTCTCTTTGGTCTGGAGTACAACCGTTACGATCAGGAGCATGAGGAACTCTTCGACAAAGAGACATCCGTTCGTGCTTTTGAGGAAGAAGTCATGATGGTTGGTTTCGGCAACGCTCCTGTCAAGGCTGAGGGACAGGGAACCCAGTACGATGATGCCCGTGAGGCGTGGACTGCACGTTACACTCACGAAACCATCTCGCTGGCCTTTGCTCTCACCGAGGAAGCTGTCGAGGACAACCTCTACGACTCGATTTCCAAGCGTTATACCAAGGCCATGGCCAGGTCGATGGCGTACACGAAAAACGTCAAGGGCGCCGCGGTATTCAACCGCGCATTCAACGCCTCCTATCTGGGTGGAGATGGCCTCGAAATGATCTCCGCTCTTCATCCACTGACTGCTGGCGGAACGTGGGCCAACGAGCCGACTACTGCCGCAGACCTCAATGAAACCTCGCTTGAGAACGCCGTGATCGACATCTCGCTGTTCACGGACGAGCGCGGATTAACCACAGCCCTCAAGGCGCAGAAACTGGTTGTCCCGCCACAGCTTATGTTCGTGGTGGACAGGCTTTTGAATACCAACCTGCGCGTTGAGACTGCGAACAACGACCTGAACTCGATCAAGAACCAGAACGTGGTTCCTGGCGGCTTCGCGGTCAACCACTTCTTGACGGATACGGATGCTTGGTTCTTGAAGACCGATGCTCCGAACGCCATGAAGTGTTTCGAGCGCACCAAACTCAGCACGAAGATGGAAGGCGATTTCGACACCGGCAACATGCGATACAAGTGTCGTGAGCGTTATGTCTTCGGTTGGTCTGACCCTCGCGGGATCTACGGTTCTCCGGGCGCGTAAGTATCTGGGGCCGGGGGAAACCCCGGCCTCTTTCTTAGGGTAAGTTGGGGTTTGATTCCCCTTGGCGGCTTGGTGAAGAGGCCTTGACGTTCCTGAGATAGGAGAAATAGTAATGCCTCCAACAAATTATCCAAACGGTGTCACTAGCTTTGGAATCCTTCAACTTGGTGGTGGGTCTATTCCATCCACCACAGGTAACGTCCGTTTTGTTAGTTCGACTCGCGCAGGCGCATCGAATAGCAATAACGGTCAAGATCCCGATCACGCATGGTCTACGATGGTGTATGCGGCCGCCAGAATGAAAGCCAGTCAGGGTGACATGGTTATCGTTCTGCCGGGTCACGTTGAAACGGTGATCGCTGCCGCTGGCTTCGTTCATAGCGTGGCAGGCGTCACCTGGATTGGCCTTGGTTACGGTTCATTAAAGCCAAAGGTCAACTTCACCACGGCTGTCGGTGCTGACATGGACGTTGATGCCGCCAACACGGTGATGGTGAACTTCCAGTTTACTGGTGGATTCGATGCCCTTACCGGGCCTATCGACATCAACGCCGCTGGTTGTAAGTTGATCGACATTCTGACCAAGGATGTGACCGGGCAGGCAACTGACTTTATTGTGGCTGATGCCAACGCTGACGATCTCGTCATCTCTGGCTGGCGTCACGAAGGCGCGGCGGCTGCCGGCGCAGAGTCTGCGCTTCAGCTTGTCGGTGGTGATAACGCCACTATCGAGGATTTCTGGATTGATGGGAACTTCGGTACAGCGGCCATCGAGAATGTCACCACTGCTTCGGTCAATACCACGATTGGTGGTGGCCCAGGTCAGAACTACATTCGCACACGCAACGCCGCGGATGTGGCTGTCACGATGGTTGCGACTTCGACTGGTAATATCGGCCCGAACATCAACATTCGTGTGGCCGACAACGCAGCTAACGTCACTGAAGCTCTCGTGGGTGCTGATATGCAGTTCTTTCAGCCTCTTCCGATTTGTAACGCTGACGGCGAGGTTGGCCTCAACACCAACATCACCGCCACTGTTGACGAAGCTTAATCCTGAGGGGCGGCCTTCGGGTCGCCCCACCCAGGAAGGGGGGATTAAGGCATGACCGATACAGTAACTTCTCAAACGATTCAGGATGGCCCTAAAAAGGCTATCATGCATTTCACTAGCATCAGTGACGGAACTGGCGAGGGAACCGCCGTAAAAAAGGTGGACGTTTCCGCTCTTGCCCCACTCCAAGGTATCGGAGGCGAGCAAGTCTGTGATGAAGTTCGTGTCATGAAAATCATATTCGCCACTAGCGGTATGCCTGTTCGTATCCTTTGGAGTGCGACCACCAATGAACCCATGGTTACTCTTGGGGTTAATGGTGGTTCCGACTCTGGCGTACTCGATTATTCAGACATCGGCGGTCTAAAGAATCCTAAGGCCACCGGATGGGACGGCGACATTGACTTCTTGGTTTTGGCTGCCGCTGCGGATGCTGGTGATTCTTACTCCGTTACTTTGGTGATGGAAAAGAAATACGCCGGTTCATAAGGTAAAAGACAATGGCCACTAGCGGAACGAAAGTATTTACGTTCGATGCCGCGGAGGCAGTTGAAGAGGCTTACGAAAGATGCGGAAGAGAGTCCCGAGTTGGTTATGACTTAGAGAGCTCCATGAGGTCGATGAATCTCATGTTCTCTTCGTGGGCCAACAAGGGAATTAACCTCTGGACTGTCAAGCAGCGCGAGCTAACAACAGAAGCCACCACAAACGAATACATTCTCGAGAATGATATCGTTGACATCATTTCTGCGGTCATCGTTCGGTCAACCTCAGACCTGAGTATGGAGCGGATTAGCCGGGAAGAGTGGCAAACCATTCCCGTGAAGACCACCGCAGGCCGGCCCAGCCAGTGGTATCTTGATCGTCAGATAATTCCAAATTTGAAATTATATCCAACGCCAGAAAATTCAACTGACGTATTCAGGTACGACTGTCTGACCAGGATCGAGGATATCGTAAGCCCGAGGGATTCCGTTGCGATTCCATTCAGGTTTTATGATGCCTTTTGTGCTGACCTGGCGGCCAGACTTTCGTACAAGAAAGCCCCGGACAGGACTGCCGTTCTTGAGTCGAAGTCAACTGTGTCTTGGGACGAAGCGGCCGCAGAGGATAGAGATAGGGCCGCATTTCAAATTACAGCCGATACGGCTATTTATTACAGGGTATTCAGGTAATGGCTATCAAGGCATTTGCTACAGGAAAATTCGCTCGTGGTGTTTGCGACCGATGTGGCTTTTGGTATCCACTCAGCACTTTAAAAAAAGAGTGGAACGGCCTGATGGTCTGTTTGGAGGAATGTTATGAAGTCAAGCATCCACAACTTTTTCCGATCCACCTTACGACTGATCCAGAAGCTCTTAAAGACGCTCGCCCGGATCGCGTGGAACCTTACGAGATATATCTGGGCAGTATTGGTTCGGATCTTTTGCCACGTAAAAAGATTTACGGGTTTGGGATCATAGGCCGAGTGACGGTGACAACATCATGAATTATTTTGAGCTAAAACAGAGAATTCAAGACTACACCGAGAACACCGAATCCACTTTCGTGGCCGAGATAGATGATTTTATCCGAGCGACTGAGGAGCGAATTTTCGAACAACTTGAATTAAACCTGTTCAAGAAGACCGAGACATCCGCGCTCACTATCGGGAACAAGTTCCTGACGCTCCCAGAGAAGTATCTGAACTCCATTTTCCTTATGGTGACATTGGATGATGGAAGAGAGGTACCACTCAAGAAGAAACACGCAACATTTGTGGATGACTACACCAGAAATCCTACGGACGTTGGGAGCCGAGATGTTCCAAAATATTATGCTGATTACGATGCGGAGCTCTCTACTTCGACCTCAGTGGGAAGTACGATCCAAGTGGGGCCGGTTCCTGATAAGGCATACGCCTGTCGGCTTGGTTATTATTACCAACCTGCCTCGCTAACGGAAGTAACTACTTTCCGTTCCGTGACGCTTGGCGCAAGCCCACTTCTTACCGGATCGGCCGGATCCTCGACCATCACGGTGACTGATACGGCCCATGGAGCGAACGAGCAAACATTGGTTACGCTGGCGGCCGCCGAGGCAGTGGATGGCATTGCGGCCGCGGTCATCAATACGACCTTGCCGCATAATATTCAGAACGTGACCACCAACACGTACGACATTGTTGTGAAGTCAAATGATCCAGCCGTTCAGTCTGGCGCCACCACGGGTGCCACGGCCGGTGGCGGAAGCGCAGTCACCGCGAAATACACAAACGGCGGCACCTCATGGATTGGCGACAATGCAGAAACAGCCATCTTCTATGGGTGCATGTGCGAGGCGTATATATTTATGAAGGAAGATGCCGGGGAAAACACACTCCTCGACAAGATGGATGAGCGATTTGAAAAAGTAATGGCCAGGCTAAAGGTTCGGTACCAAGGCCGGGGTCGAATGGAAGAGCGGCGATATGACAACGCCAGAGTAGAGCCAGACTAAAGGAGTAAGACGATGGCTGGAACAATTACGAGTGCAATGTGTACTTCTTTCAAGGATGAGCTTCTTGGCGGCAGTCACGATCTGGACACCTCTGGTAACACGTTTAAGATCGCGCTGATTCTCCCTGAAGCCTCAATTCCGTCTGCTACGTTCGATGCGGCATCAACGAACTACTCAGACATCACCGGAGACTCGGCCGAGTCGAGCGGGACTGGCTATTCGGCCGGTGGATACACGCTATTGAGTCAGGTTGTAGCTAACTCTGGCACTACAGCGTATGTCGATTTCGCTGATGCGGCCTGGACGATCTCCACCACACTAAGCACGGGTGGAGCGATGATCTACAACACATCGCTGTCGAACGCAGCGGTGTGCATCATCGACTTTGGCGGCACCCAAACGGTGACTGGCGGAACGCTAACCATCGTATTTCCTACTGCAGATGCGAGCAACGCTATTATTCGTATCGCGTAGGGGGTGAGTCATGGCCGACCTCCAGATAGGTGGAACGGGTTGGAGTGCCGGGACATGGGGCAACAACACCTGGGGCAACTCGCAGAGTGATGACGTTGTTGCAGCGGTTGGAACGGTAAGTGTCGGATCTGTTGTAGTCGATATATCGGCCACAACAGCGGTAATTCCGGCAGTAGGGACGGCGGCAGTTGGTAGCACATCACATGATGTCGTAGCTACCACATCAATCGTTGGCGTGGAAGGAACTGGGGCAGTAGGAAGCGTCACGGTCAATATCGGGGCAACGACAGCGGTTGTCCCGGCAGTTGGAACGGCGGCGGTAGGAACGCCATCACCGGACGTTGGAAGTTTCAGTGTTCCGGGTTCCGAGGGAACGGGATCGATAGGAAGTGTTGAAGAGGAAGTAGATGCAACCACTTCGGTGGTACCGGCTATTGGAACTGGCGCGATAGGAACACCATCAGGCACTGGAAGTTTTAGTGTTCTGGGTGTTGAAGGGACAATGAGTGTTGGTTCCCTTCTGGTATTTGGCCCTGGGTGGGGCGATGTTTCAGAGCAGCCAGAAACTATTTGGTTAGATGAGGACGAAGGCGTTGCGAATGCCTGGACAGATGTTCCGGGCGCACAAACAGCAACATGGACTGGAGAATGAAATGAGCGAAAAAGAGGCTCCAAAGCCAGCGAGTATGGAAGGGTATAGCACTGACATTCAGGTTGGTAGCGTTCAAGTGGTCGTGACCGAGGAAGAAAAATCCACGAGCGGCCCACGCGCACCGGAAGAAAAGGAGTAAACTATGGCTTCCACGTACACACCAAACGGAATCGAAAAGCCAACTACCGGCGAACAATCAGGTGCGTGGGGCGATACGGCTAACACCGATTTCGAGTTAATCGAAGAAATGGCCAGTGGTGTAGCCACTATTGCGCTTGCTGATGCTGATGCCACCCTTACGATGACTGATGGCGCAAGTGCTGGCATTCGGCACAAGGTGGTTCTGTTTACCGGAACACTAACCACCACGAGAACGCTTACGGTTGCGGCCACGGATGCCCAGCAAATGTGGGTCATGAAGAATTCCACCGGTCAGTCTATTATTATTAAGCAAGGCTCCGGCGCCGCTACTGTCACGATTGCCAACGGCGATCTGGCCCTCGTGTATTGCGATGGGTCAGACGAAGTTCACCAGGTTATCCTGAACGCTGACTCTATCGGGACGGGCACCCTGAAACACGAGCAGGGCGGTCTTGAAATTGATGCATCCGCATTTAGTGGTCTTCTTAAAATAACTGGCGGAACATCGAGCGCAGTAGCCGCGCCGACTGGCGCGGTTGTCGGAACAACCGACACGCAAACACTGGCAGCCAAGACAATGACATCCCCTGTCCTTAATGGAACATTGAGCGGCACGGCATTCCTCGATCAAGATGACATGTCTTCAGATAGCGCAATCGCGGCGGCGAGCCAGCAGAGTGTTAAAGCGTATGTTGACGCTGCCGCCTCAATGCCGAAGGGACATATCTTTGGTGGCATTTTAGTTCCGGGTACAGACGCCGCGAACGACATTAACTCAACAGCTATCGAGTGCCGTGATGCCGCTGACACTACCGATATGACCCTCGCCGCATTCGTGAAACAGATTGATGCTAATTGGGCAACAGGCACAGGTAACGGCGGCTTTCCTTCTGGACTAACTCTCACTGACGAGACTTGGTATCACTTTTTCATTGTCTCCAAGACGGGTGACGCCACCTTTGATGCCGGATTCGATACGAGCCTAACTGCATCGAACCTACTTTCCGACACTGGCGGCACTCTTTATCGCCGGATTGGTTCTGTGTGGAGGCGCGTTTCGTCAAATGGGAATAAAGGTTTCACCATGTTTGCTGATGGTAAGGTTATGTACGATTACGGTGGAGAGGACGGACTCGACTTCGCAAACACCGCCCTTAGCACAAGCGCAAGAGAAACGGTAACTCTAACTTCGCCCGCAGGCATAAAACTAGAGGCGATAGTTCGTGCGACATTCCAGGCCCAAGGTGGCGCGGCGAACAAGGGAGTTCTTACCTCCCTGGAGATGGACGATATTACCGCTAGTGGCGCTGGCAACAATATGACAGATGCAGCCAATAATACGGCAAATTCACAGAGCGCGGCAAGGATTAATGTTTGGACTAACACTTCAAGCCAGATAGGGTTCAGGATGGACACGAACGCCTCGATGGACGGCTACGCTACGTGTATTGGGTATTATGACGATAGGGGGAGGAATTCCTAATGCTTAGAATTTTATTCACAAAATCAACAAAGAAGTGGAAAGGGCAGACTCGTGGCGATTTACCTTCCGACTTCGACCCTGCACTTCACGCAGTTCTTGAGGCCAGAAATCTCAATGGCGTGATTGAGTTCACGGGGAAGCGGCTTAACGACACAGAGGACGGATTGCGTGACGCTACCGCAACCGAGCTTCGCGCAGAAAATTACGCAGAAGATAGGCAAAAAGAGTACCCGACTCACGAAGAGTTCATGCATGCCTGGTTTGATGGCGGCCAAGACGCCCTTGATGTCCTGGCAACAAAAAGACAGGCGATAAAAGTTAAGTATCCAAAGAGCTAGGAAGGAATTGTCATGCCGGATATAGATTTTGGTATTTTTGTTGGGGTGGTAATGGCTATCGTGCCAGCTATCGGTGTTTGGGTGAAACTGAACATCACACTCACGAAGTTGTGCGCCGAACAAAAACATACCAAAGAGAGACTTGATGGCATGGGCAAGGCGAACAGGCAAGAGTTTAAGGATATCGAAGTCAGTCGAGCGGAGAGGGTATCCGATCTTAAGTCTTCGATCACCAGGAACGAAACAAGCATCGTGAAACTCTGGGAAGAGAGAGACAAGATGCACGATAAAATCACTAAGCTGGAGGCTAAACCATGAACAGGCTATCTGAGTTCCTCAACTCCGCTGTCGGCATGATGATCGCCATCCTTAGTGTCACGGCGATGATGATTGCGCTTTATTCTGCCCCCAAGGCTGTAGCGCAAGATGTAAAGAATCTACAGAAGGCTGTGATCGAATCGACCAAGACGCTCCGGTCTATCGCCAAAAAGGTAGATGCGAATCAGGCGGAAGCCGATCATAAGTGGGAACTCCATGCGGAGAGAGTGAAGGCCGCCAAACAGCAAAGGAAGATGGACGCCTTGATAGCCGAGGTCAACCGTCTGAAAAGCAAATGATACCTCCCAAGTATATAATGGTGTTCTTGCTTTTTCTTCTGGTCGCATCGTTGAGTTGGTCTGCATATGGTGTGCCATCAACAGAGAAGGTATATGTGGTCGCATCGGGCTACGCTACCTGTAAGGGCGTGTGGGTCGCCACATCTGACGAGGTTGTCCACTTCAGATGGCCGATCAAGGGATGTAAGAAAAAGCTCAGGGGCTTAATCACCAAGGACTTGCTTGAGCAAGGATTCTTTAAGAGAGGAACCCCATCATGATCAATCCAGTTCAGTTCAGGGAGCTAATTGTTCGGCCCACACTCCAGTCAATGGATGCGTGGAGCGAGGCCGCAGAAAATCTCCTGATGGGAACGGCCATGCAAGAGAGTCACCTGACGTACCTGAAACAACTTGGCGGTGGGCCTGCTCTTGGTGTCTACCAGATGGAGCCAGCGACATGTGGAGATATCTGGGATAACTACCTTCACCATAGAAGTGAACTCAGGTCTATTGTGAGTAAATTTCAAGCCACATGGAAGGGTGATGACAGCGAGCTTGTCTGGAACCTTACCTACGCCACGGCAATGTGCCGAGTGCATTACCTTCGCGTGAGCGAAGCTTTGCCAGATGCTTTGGATATTCTTGGCCTGGCATCGTACTGGAAGAGCTACTACAACACGCCGCTTGGCGCCGGAACGGTGAATGAGTTTATCGAAAACTACCAGAGGATGGCAGATCATGGATGAAATCCTGAGAGTTGTTGGAAAACTTGCCCCCGCGCTCGTAAAGAGCCTAATCCCCGGAGGCCCTCTTGTGTCTGCTGGCATTGACATGCTTGGCCAGGCTCTTGGAATTGCGGCCCCCAACGAAGACAAACTTCTGGCAAAGATTAAGAATTTAACGCCAGAGGATGTGGCCGCTATCAAAAAGGCCGAGTTTGACTTTAAGGCCAAGATGAAAGAGCTCGACATCAAAGAGATAGAAGTTCATGCGGGTGATCGAGACTCTGCAAGGAAGATGGGTATATCCCTGAAGGGATGGACACACCCTGTTCTGGCCACGGTAGTGGTCTTGGGGTTCTTTGTGATTATCGCCTACGTCCTTGGTGGATGGGCTAAATTAAATCCAACAAATGCGGTTCTAGTAGGAACGCTCGTTGGCTACGCATCAGCGAAGGCCGATCAGGTGATCTCGTATTACTTTGGATCTTCGGATTCATCGGCAAAGAAGAATGAACTTTTAGCAAAGAAGTAGGAGCGGAAATGGTTCTCAAAAAGCTCAACATAGCTCCAGGTATGAACCGAGAAGGTACCCAATATACCAGTAACGGAAAATGGTATGACGGTGACAAGGTGCGCTTTCGGAAGGGCCTGCCAGAGTCTATCGGTGGGTGGGAGAAATACACTGCAGAGACTTTCCAGGGAGTATGCCGATCTCTTTTTCATTGGCACACCCTTACTGGAGTTCGGTACATCACGGTTGGCACTAACCTGAAGTATTACATCCTGTCGGGAAACTCTTTCAAAGACATCACGCCAATCAGGAGTGGGCCGGATAACCTTGGAAACAATCCACTCGATACCACTAGCGGATCTGCTGTGGTGGTTGTGAATCATACCGCGCATGGCGCAACAAATAATGACTTTGTGACCCTTGCCGCTGCGGATGCCACGAACGGGATTCCGGCTGACGAGTTAAATGCAGAGCATCAGCTCACATACATTGATGCCAACTCATACAGCGTCACAGTAACCACCACAGCCTCTTCAACTGGGTCTGGCGGTGGCACAACCCCCATAACCGCTACGTACCAAATAAACACCGGTATTACTACTGGAATTGGAGGCCCTGGCTGGGGTGCTGGAACGTGGAGTCGAGGAACGTGGGGTAGCGCGGCCACCATTACAACATCGGACACGCTTAGGATCTGGCATCAGGATCATTGGGGTGAAGATCTAGTCTTCAATATCAAGGGTGGCCCACTTTACTTCTGGGACGCCTCTGGCGGTACTGGCGTAAGGGGTACTCTTTTGTCGGCAGAGTCTGGTGCGGATAACGTGCCCGTTCTTGCCCTTCAGGCACTCGTGTCCCAGATAGACAGACACCTTGTTACGTATGGGTGTAATGAGTTAGGCACATCGACAATGGATCCGCTTCTTATTAGATGGTCAGATCAGGAGAGTCTTTTTGATTTCGATCCAACGGCAGTGAATACATCCGGCAGTCAAAGGTTAAGTATCGGATCTAGTATCGTAGCTGCGCTAAATCTAGCGAAAGGCGAAACGCTCGTCTGGACGGATGAGGCCCTGTACTCACAGCAGTACATCGGGCCGCCATTTACATATGGATTCAACTTTATTGCCGGTGATATTGATATCGTCAGCACAAATGCTGCGGCTTTTGTGGGAAGCGTGAATGGCGGAAAAACCTACTGGATGAGCGGGAATAATTTTTATGTTTACGATGGAACGGTTCAGGCACTCAAGTGTGATCTTCTCGATTATGTTTTTGATGACATCAACAAAGGCGAATACGGACAGATATTTGTCGCGCCTAATGAGCATTTCAGTGAAATATCATGGCACTACTGTTCTGCCGACAGTTCAACGATTGACCGGTACGTTACATATAATTACGAAGAAGGCCTTTGGTATTTCGGCACCTTGGCCCGAACCGCCTGGATGGATTATAAGGATTCCGAAAATCCAATATCCACATCCGTGTCTGGCGGGATTCTATACAAACATGAGAGTGGTGTTGATGATGATGGTTCTGCGTTGAATTCTTACATCGAGTCTCCAGGCATCGAATTAGAGGATGGGGATAGCTTTATTTTCATGCATCGCCTGGTGCCAGACATTAAGTTCAGAGGAACAACTGGAGTCACCAAAACCGGAAACCTGATCACGAAAAAGAGAAGGTATCCACAAGACAGCCTTGATACCCACAAAACGCAAGCTATCACCGAGAGTACGAGGCAAATTTTCCCCAGAATGAGAACAAGAGAAGCTGTGATTAAATTCGAAAGCAATACGCTTGGTGTGGGATGGCGTTTGGGTCACATAAGGGCTGACATCAAGCCGGATGGGAAAAGGTAATGGGACATTCAAGCACCCATTCATCGTTAGGGAACGCCCGACCTGAATACAGCAAGAACGAAGAAGATCAGTTCAGAAGGACGCTGACTCTTGTTCTGAATGGCATAAACAGCCGGATGGACAATATTGAGGCCATTAAAACAAGGACTGGATCGGCCGCCAACTTTAGGCTCCAGTTCATGCTCAGGAGAAGCAAGTAATGTCTGACTCTTTTGAAGTGTTCGCACAGGCAGTCGGAACGGGAACTGAGTTCGATCTCTATGCCGTTCCGTCAGAGGCGCAGTTTGTCGTGAGCGGCATTTATGTAAGTGAAACGGCCGGCGGAACACCAACATATTCTGTATCGATCGCCAAGGCCGGATTGGCAGCAACGGATAAGCAGTATCTAGTGAAAGCAAAATCTCTGACAGCCAATCAACTGGTTGTCCTTGGCGAGGGAATTACGCTGGATGAAACTGATGTCATTAGGGTGGATGGCAATACAGCGGCGGTGACATTTCAGTTGTTTGGCGATAAGATAACCAAAGGAGGGTAGTGTCGTGAGTTTTTGGAAAGATTATGGCCGACAATATATAATTCCAGCGATCGCGGGTGGAGCAGCGCAACACTTCGTTCCTAAGGATGCTGGAGCTTGGGGGGATTATGCGGCTCCTGCGGCCGGACTTGCGGCTGGATATCTTGCCAAGAAAAAGGGAAGTAAATTCGGCGCAAGCGAGGCCATTAAGGCTGGCGCGAGCGGATACGGTGGTGGAGCTCTTTACCGAGGGGGAAAGAGCTTCTTCAGTCCCAAAGACCCCCCAAGTGGCTTGGCGGCACTCGAGAACGATCAAACAGCACTTCGGGCTGGGATGTTGCCGGGAGATCGATCTAAATTCGACCTTGGTAGGCTTAATAGCTCCATTAAGGGCGCCGGGGCCAACAAAGGTTCTGGTTCTATCATGAGCTTCATGAAAAGCAATCCGGGCGTTCCGCTTGGTATCGCTGCGTATGTCCTGAGCAAAGAAGAACTAGAAGGATCTTATGAAGGAGATCTCGACAAAGCGATAGCTCAAGGGGAAGGTATTAAGGGTCGCCAACCAGAAGATTACGCCACCTATAAGCAGGCCGAGCGCCTCTGGAAAGCAGGCGATCCGAACATGCGAGCCAAGTACAAGGAACTGGCAGACCTTCGTGTTTGGTATGGGTTTGGCGAAAAGGAACTTCAGGACAGGGATCTTGTTGGCTACGCGAAAGTGGCCGATGGTGGATATATCGGAAAATATGCCGATGGCGGATATATCGAGGGATATGCTGATGGTGGGGATGTCGGGCTGGGTTCGGTAGGT